CACAAATGTGGTGTACCCAGTGTCAAACGGCGTTTGATTGGAGATCCGGGAATATTCAAATAGGTCGAATACATAATCCACATTATCTAGAATTTAAACGAAAGACGCACGGTCTCTACCGCGAAAACGGTGATGTACCGTGTGGTGGTCTACCGTCGAGACACGAACTTCCGGAACGCCTCGCGGATCTAATACACGTTATTAATTGGTGTGAGCGGGAGATCATGTATACACGATACGTCAATACCTCCACCTATCATCACAGGGTATTATACATGCTCAATGATATGTCAGAAAAGGAATTCAAACGCAAGATACAAGCGATCGACAAACACAAGGAGAAGAATATGGATGTCGTTAATGTGTATCAGATGTTCATAGACACGGCGTCGGATTTACTTCGTCAGTATGTCATACGTGAAGACGCGGGTATAATCACAACTTTACGTGAGCTCATAGTCTATTCGAATGATATAGTACGTTCTATTCATAAAAGATATAAATGTGTCACTCCACCGCTATTCAATAATAATATTCTATTAATGTAGAATGCTCGTGCTCTTACTGGCAATCATAATTTTCGTGTATCTATTGATTCCGAAATATAGACATCCACTCGTATTCCATGATTTCGTGACTCCAGAAGAACGCCACTATATCATAGAACAAGCGCGAGACAAACTCAAACCGTCGACAGTTTCGAGAGATAAACTCATAAAGAAGAATGTCCGTCAGAGTGAAACAGCGTGGTTATCGTTGGAAGATCCCGTGATACGCAGAATTGTCGATAAGTGTTTAGCCATGACGGACCGACCGATCGATAATTGTGAAAATTTACAGGTTCTTCGATACGAAGAGGGTGGATTTTACCGTCCACATCAAGACGCCATGCACGATCAAAAAAATAAACGCATGTACACATTCATCATCGCCCTCAACGATGGATATCAAGGCGGTGCGACCATGTTTCCAAAATTAGGACGCGCGTACAAACTCAACGCCGGTGATGTTTTATTTTTTGACACGCTCGATAATTATGAATTCATTACATCGAAAGCACTCCACGGTGGTATGCCCGTGACGCACGGTGAGAAATGGATTTGTAACTTATGGGTCAACAAGTATCCCCTCACCGCGGAGACGTAATTTACGACGATTCGCTTCGTGAAGCGATGTGACAGCATTCTTATTTTGACCCGAGTACGGCACCGCGTATCCTTCATCACACATCCACTTGTTAACATTCGTCCATTGACCATCCTCGGAGACCCACACCTCTGCGAGGATGCGCCCAAACTTACCACGACTGTCTCGTTCCGGGCATCTGAGTTCGATCTCGATATCATCCTTCTCAGATTCCACAGCTTTGAGACACCACTCTTTTAATTTTTGTTTTGAGATGAGGCCGTATACCTTCTCCGTCGCGTCGGATGTACGCGATTCGGGGGTGTCGATACCCAAAAGACGTACGCGTTGACGCGTGCACACATCAAATCCTAGATCGAGAGTCACATCGATGGTATCACCGTCGACGACTTTTTCGAGAGATGAAACTTTATATACAAATTCACACGTGGGCTGGACGTATGTGGCCATATACTATACGAGAACATTATTCTCCCCATAGGTAACTGAATGATTTCGATGACGATATTCGCACGAAACTGAATGGCCACCACGATTTCATTTATATTCTCTGATATTATTAATGAAGTCTGTTGTCTTTACGTATGGTCGTTTTAACCCTCCACACAAAGGTCATCGCGTCATGATTGAACAGGTCATCGAAACTGCGCGTCGCACGAATAAGACACCTGTGATTGTCGTGTCACATTCGTATGGAAACGCTAAGAACCCCCTTCCGGTGGAGAACAAAGTGCGCATCCTCCGACGTTGGTTTCCGGGTGTGACCATACTCACATCAGCAAAAGATCGAAGCATCGCCAAGATCACACAAAACTTCAATGCAAATTCAATCATGGTCGTGGGTCAAAACCGTGAAAACAGTTTCAAGTTTCTTAAGTTTAAGAAGGTTGCCGTGTCGCGAACTCCGAATGCACCGTCGGCCACGATGGCGAGAGCCGCCGCAGCTTCCGGTAACGCAAAGGCGTTTAAAAATATGACAGGTTATAACTTGACGAATAAGATGATTAAAGCGATCGTGAAAAAATAGGGTATGGTAGACATAGAGGCACTCGCTACAAAAATATATTCTCAACTGGGAGCTGGGTACAGTGAGAGAGTATACCATAACGCGATGGAAGTTCTTTTAAGACGTGAAGGTGTTTCATACGAATCGGAACGCATCGTACCCATTCCATTTGAAGGACACATCATCGGTAATCTGAGAGCCGATATTATCATGAATAACGAAACAGTTCTCGAATTTAAAACCATTAAGACTCTGAATGATGCGGCGGAGTTACAGGCACAAAACTATCTTCGTCTGATGTCACTGAAGACTGCGTATCTGATAAATTATCCACCGTTTCCAAATCGGCAAGTGGAGGTACGAAAGATTGTAGTAGAACCATAAACGGAAATAACTTTGCGAGTGTCGCGTGAAACCGCTTCGTTTCCCTGTAATGTTTTTCTGGATCTTTGATACTTTCGGTTAAAAGTTCCCGAGCCGCATTCATGTGAAACGTGGCTTCGTCGAGTACAAACTGTGTGTACTCATCCATTAGTCAGAAATATACCAGCGTCTTTAAGTTTTTATTTGCGTAAATTTAACCATGTCTTTGTGTAGTTTTCCAATTGTTTCATCGTTGGACCTTGGGTCATTATATAATTCGCCGCGGCATTCTTGTAATTTTTTACGAGTCTATTGGGTATGTTTTTGGTATTCAATTGATTCATGATAAACACACGCTCGAGATTACGTTCACGCTCACGTTTCCATCGTTCAACCATGCGTTTTTTAACGATGTCAACATCCTTCTTGAACGGAATACCACGTTTGTTTCCGAGACGACCACCCATACTATTCAGCTTCGCCTTCATCTCTTTCACATCAGCGTTGATTGAAGGCATCACGTTCTTATAACGCGACAGCCATCGCTTCCCGTATAAACGCATGATATCGTTTCGAATCGAAGTTTCATCGAGACCGCGTTTCTTCAAGACTTCTTGACGCACGGCGTTACGTTTTTGTTGTGCTATATTTTTACGGGTGGGTTTAGGCGGTGGTGGTGTCACCACTTTCTTTCTCGCGGCATTCGCGAGCTGATTTCGTTCCTTTTCCATTTTTTGGACAATCGTCATCTTATCATTTCTCGCATTCACGGCAACTTTCATGATTTTGGCGAAACGAATGAGATCATTCTTCGTATATAATTTCGCCAATTTTTTACCGACGCGGAACTTTTCACCACTTCCAGTTAATCTATATTCGGTGCTTCCATTCTTAAACGCGGCAACTTGCGCCTTTTCACTCCCAACCTTCTTAATCATCGCACACAACACATCCTTCTTTGTCGTTTTCTTTATATCGACGATTCCCAGTTTCTTCGCGATATCATATAATTCGGGTTGTGAATACCTATCACAGCGTCTTTTACCTATCATGTTTCCGTTAATTATAGGAAGTGCGTTTCCGCGCACAACCTTCTTCGCGTTTTTAGGAATTTTATAACAACACGTAAATCCCTTTTTATTTTTACGCTCCTCGAAGCCGGTCTTACACGGGGGTTTGCGATTCTTTGGACACGACGACGAATTTGTACGGCGCGAAGCGTTTACATTCTTCGTACTGATTCGAACGATTCCATTCGACGTAGCCCTTTCCATGATTTCAGACGCGACGGTGTACGCTTTTAACATCCGACCCGGTGTTTTCACACCAGATATTTGCACATTTCCACTCGAAGATATGATGAATGTGGCATCTTCGTCTTCGGACAAAGGATACTTAGCAAACATGAATGGAGATAATTCGGGTTCATACGACGATTCGGTGAGTCCATACGACGCGTGGTTTCTGTGAAGATCGAACAAGCGCACGGAACCATTCAATTTGAATTGACCACTTAAATTATTATATTCAAATGCGTTGTATAGGAATGGATACTTACTCAACGTGTACGCCGTGACCACATAGTTTCTGACTTCTTCGGCTTGCTTTTCGATATCTGTCCCGACAAAACCACCCGAGAAACGAATCTTGCCATTTTTGTAAATGTTAATGGTCCACCCCTTCGTTTCGCTCCCATTCGACACATTCAAGGCGAATTGTACCGTGAAAAAACGCGAATCCAAATTTCCCTTTGGTCCATATTCTTGTGAATGCGAAAACCCAACTTTGAATTGACCGTAATAGCCTTTAATTTCCTTGACTTCTATGGTGAGTCCATTTCCAATGGGTCTTTTCGTGAGTGGACTCTTCTTAAGAATTTCAACGAGATCGACGCGGTCACCGGGACTTAAACTTCTATTTACGGTGGCGTTAAACATACCCATATTCAATTTACTCGCAACAAGTTTCGTATTCACAATATTCTTATAGTTGCTAGTGTTTACTAATTTTCGATCGAGACGTTGAGGAACGTGTTGATCTTTCATAAATTCACGCTCAATCTCATTCGCAAGTCGGAGATTTTCTTCCGTATAATTGCTATTCGTGTCGCTCACAAGATTAACATTAGAATTTTGAACAAATTCCCTGACGGTGTCTCTGTTCATCTTATATATGACCATTATTTTTTTCTAATGGTCATCGCTAAATTGGAGTGTATCTTCGAGTACATCGAGACCAAAGATGAACGGCTGTTTCGGGTAGACACGGCCCTTGTACGTGAGTGATTCCTCGCGCACTTCAATCTCGCGCGAACTGAACGGCCCGGCGTAGAAGTCTGGGTTGAATTTTGGTCGACCCAAGTTGTTCGCTTGACAGTGCTGATTGAACACCTGTACGAAGATCTTCTGAGGCACGTAGAGTTCTTCGCCAAAGACGAGATTGGTCGACTCCAAGAAATTGTGGAGTGTGCTCGCGACCATCGCGACTTGTTTCTGAACGGTTTTGAAGTATTCTGGAACAACGTTCCAAATGTCTTTGTTTCTGTATTTTTGTGCGTAGTCGAGGTATGCTCGAACGCATTTAAGTAAAATAGCGGGGATTTCTTGGTTAAGTTTTTCGTCGAGTTGTGTGTCGGCATCCTTGACTTGCTTTGCAAAGTTCCATGGAAGAATGCGTCGAAGCACGGATCCTGAATTATCTTTCCAATTTGGAATCTCATTCCCACCGAGCACCCCGGGACACTTCCACTCGACCGACTTCGCGGTCTGTCCTTTGATGGCGATGGAAACATCTTCGCCAGATACCATGGACTGGAACTCAGCCTGTTCGAGACAGAAATCACCTTTGATTTCGGGTGCGATGAACATGAGCGCGTTGTATACACTCGAGAGACCAAACTTCTTTTCAATATTATTCGAAACAGTCTTGACGTCTTCCGGTTCGTAGAACTTTTTGAAGATCTTTGTAATCACCGTGGACTTCCCCGAACGCGCGATACCCTTGAGGAAAGGAATGACCTGCCATCCATCGAGTTCTCCGGTATCGAAACACAAACGACCACCCATGACATACATCCATCTCGACACACTCTCATCAAACTTTTGATAATCGAGAACACCTTGGAAATGTGGCGTTGGAATGTCGTACCAATCTTCGATGTGATCGAAATCATCAAATTGTTGATCGAAAAACTTACAACTCACCTTGGTGGGATCGAGTGATCGAAACTCGCGACTCTCGTACGAATAAAATTTACAATCATACGCGCCAGTTTCGGGTGTCCAACACTTTCCGAAGAAGACACCGTTCCTGAATGACCACATGTGACGATCCTTGATGATTTCAGGAAACTGCACGTCTTGACAATTTGATAAATGTTCAATCAAATGTCGAAACACACCGGGGTTGCTCGTAAGATTTTGCCATAAACCGAAATCATATTCCTTGTTACCGAGCTCGTACACGAATTCATTGATCGATTTAAGAGGCTTCCACGCGCGCGTGTCGTAGCCGTTATATG